TAATGTTTGTCCGTGAACTTCTGCGTGACAATATCTACATAGGGTCATTAAATTGTTTGGATGGTGATTTTTTTTGTCACCATCTATTATGTGTACGACAAGTAAGTTGTCAGAACCACACTCTACACATTTCAAACCATCTCTATCTAACGCTCTTATTGTCCAGACGGGCTTTACCATTATGTAAATAAGTTTACAAACTGATTCTATCAATACACAACACAACCATATTGACACCCCATAGCAACTCTTCTCATAATTGAGGACAGATAACATCTTCCTAACCTCCAAGCTGAGACGGCAAAAGATACTCTACCAAATAAAATGGCCGCAAGAGCAACTACCATCGCACAGGGATTCTCACAAAGATTGATGCTTGAGTTCTATGACAAGAACCTAATCGACTCAATTGCCAACCGTGACTACCAGGGTGAGATCAACGGGGTCGGTTCTAAATTAAACATCCTCAACTTTGATCGTATTTCAGAAAAAACATATACAGGAGCTAACTTAACCGCAGACTCCTTAACAGAAAACAACACACAATTAGTGATTGACCAATACAAATCCTTCTACTGGTCAGAAAAAACTCTTGACAACTGGTTGTCTTACATTAAGAATCCCCACTCAACAGTTGTTTCTCAAAAAGCCGACGAGAGATCGAAGAACGTAGACGAATTTGCATTAGGTCTTTATGCAGATGTTGGATCTGGAAATAGAGTAGGAACAGATTATACGACTGGAACAGTTACTGTAGATGTAACAACTGGTGCAGTCACTGGGTCTGGTACTACATTTACCGCCGCAATGGTGGGACGTGGATTCAAAGCCGATGGTCATACAGCATGGTACAGAGTCAAGACTTATACCTCCGCAACCTCTATCGTAATTGAAGACGACAAAGACGACATTACATCTGCTTACACGGGTGGAGCAATCGCTGGTGGATCAACATATACAATCGAAGCCGCAACCGCAGTTCAGATTACTGCCGCAAATATCTTGAATAAAGTAGCAACTATGGCACAAATACTTAATCTAGCTGAGAAAAATGGATTCTCTAGCGTACCTGATTCAGACAGATTCTTTGTTGCTCCCCCAGAGTTCTTTACACTATTAACTCAAGGAACTGGAATAGTCCTTCATGTTGATGAAGCATACCAAGATCTGGTTAAAAAGGGATACATGGGTATGTTACAGGGATTCAAGCTATTTATGAGTAACCGCCTAACCGGTGACAACACCGATGGATACCATGTAATTGCTGGTCACTCTAATTGGTTGACATTTGCTGAAAAGCTCTTGCAAGCCACAATAGAGGAAGATCTAATTGGAAACTTCGGTAAAGCATACAAAGACCTCTTTGTATACGGAGCCAAGGTTGCAGACGCTCGTAGGCACATGGCCGCCGAGGGCTTCTGGTTGTTCTAAAATTTATTGTCCAGTTTTCTTAAAGCCTAGAGTTTTAAGCCTAGAGTTTAATGATCCCTAGGTTGTAACGAAAGGCTTTTTTCATTTTATATGGCTATATTTAAAGTAAAAACAGATTTACCAAAGTCAACACAAGACGAGATTGACAGAGTTCTCGCTATTTCCAGTGACAAAAGGACCACGGCAGAGTCTAATTTCTTAGCGTCACGTCTTCCTTACCAGAAAAACAAGATTCTTAGATATGACACTCAAGAGATTTATAATGCTCAAACTCCAAACGCCCAACTTTCTACCGACTTAATTGCTGAGGCCGAAGGGGACAGTCTCCCCACTGGGGACTCAGGGTTCAAAAGAGGGTCTTTCTTTTACAAGCTAAACAAAGACGGCAACAGGGTATTTATAAATGTAGGTACGAGTACCTCTGCGGTGTGGGAGTTGATGACCTCAGCTACAGCAACGGATCTTTCCACCTCGGTTTCAGCCTCAGTTTCACCAAGTGCTTCGCTTTCGCCCTCTGCAAGCGCCTCACCGTCTGCTAGTGAGTCACCGTCAGCCTCGGGGTCAGCCTCAGCTTCAAGGTCGGAGTCTAAGTCCTCTAGCCCCTCAGCCTCAGCTTCAGCTTCGGAGTCTAAATCTTCGAGTCCTTCATCGTCAGCTTCTAAGTCACAATCTCCATCGTCTAGTCCTTCTGCGTCAAGTTCTCCATCTGAGTCAAAGTCTGCAAGTCCTTCAGGATCAGGTTCGTCTTCAGGATCGGCGTCTCTCAGTTCTTCGCGATCAGCATCAGCTTCGGGAAGTGCATCACTTTCGTTTAGTGCATCACTTTCACCTTCGGCCAGCGCATCAGCCTCAGCCTCCAAGTCTTTGAGTCCGTCAGCCAGTGCATCAGCTTCAAGTTCAGCTAGTGGTAGTGCAAGTGCTTCAGCCTCAGCTTCAAAGTCAGAATCAGCCTCAAGTTCAGCATCTTTGTCTCCAAGCGGTTCAAGTTCTGCCTCAGCCTCCAAGAGTGCGTCAAAGTCGTCTTCCCCCAGCTTAAGTCCGTCTGGATCAGCGTCACCATCGGCATCACCGTCACCATCTTTACCTTTCTAATATGCAAGCATTTAACACCATCAAAACAGGAGAAATCGCAGGATCACTCTCAATCCTTCAGTTGCCAGACGTACCCTGCTCTATGGTCAAGATCAAAGCCAAAGGAGCGAATACTGGAAGAGTTTATATTGGAGGGTCTGCCGTGTCCGTTCCAAATGGAAATACAAGCATAACCGCTGGGTGGGAATTGGCCGCAGGAGTAGACTCCGACTGGATCTATATTGACAACCTAAACAAGCTCTATTCCATCTGTAACACGGGTGGAGATGGACTTGTTTACATGGCTCTAAGGTAGTTTTCATACATGGTATAATGGCAGACGATGACCCCAATAGTGTCGGTGATAATTCCGAGCAGGAACTCCCCTTTTTTGGCCCGTACGATTCAGGATATTTTGGAGAAATCGGTAGACGAGATAGAGGTAATCGTAAACATAGACGAGAAGCTACCCGACATCAAAGTAGAAGACTCAAGGGTTACATACCTTCACCCAGAGACTCCCATTGGTTTGAGGAAAGGTATTAATGCGTGCGTGGCGGTAGCCAAAGGCAAATACATAATGAAGACAGACGACCACTGTTTGTTTGGCCCCTGGTTCGACAGAATCCTCGTAGAAGCCCATTTAGACGACAAGTGGATACAGATACCCCGTAGATATTCCCTGGATGCTGAAAACTGGTGTATAAATTACGCAAGACCCTATAGAGACTATATGTATATTGATTTTCCCAGGAAGGGGAAAGATCACGATGATGGTATGCACGGAGTTGAATGGTATGAAAGACAAAGAGAGCGAACTGATCCAAAATATGATATAGACGACACCCCAAGTATGCAGGGAAGTTGTTATTTTATGACCAAGAATC